CCGCCACCCAGCCCGTCAGCGTAGCGGCCTTGCCCCTGCCCGCCGGTGCTGCCACCGAGACAACCATTGCCGCCCTGCTGACCGCCGCGCAGGCCATCAAGACCGCCGCCGAAACGCTGGCCGGCCGCACGCTCAACACCGCCGCCATCGCCGGGACGGTCGCGCTCGATGCGTCCAGCCTGGCCGCGCTGGAAACCATCAGCGTCGCCAATTTCCCCGGCACCCAGCCGGTGTCCGGCCCGCTGACCGATGCCCAACTGCGCGCCGCATCGGTGCCGGTGGCCATCACCAGCGGAACCGGCCTGACCGATGCCCAGCTGCGGGCGGCGGCTGTGCCGGTCAGTGGCACTTTCTTTCCGGGAACCCAGCCGGTCAGTGGCACGGTCGCGGTGTCCAACTTCACCGACGCCGGGCTGACGGATGCCCAGCTGCGCGCATCGGCCCTGTCCGTCAACGACGTGAACATGGCTGCGGTCACCAAGCAGAAGAATTCAGCGTCCAGCGTGGCCGATTTTGGCCAGATCCTGCTCGCCCAGCGCCGGGACAGCGACACGGCAGAAACCACGGCCGACGGCCAGTACACCGCGCTCAAGCAGGACGAAGCGGGCCGCTTGAAGGTGTCCACCCAGCCGGGCAGCTTTGCCGCCGATGTGGGCACGATCACCGCCGCGTCGGGCGTGCGCGTGATGAATGTGGAGCGGGCGTCCAACATCACCATTTCCTTGGTTGCTACAGCCCTGTCCGGGCACAACGCAACTTTTGAATACTCGAACAACTCGACCAACGGCACCGACGGCAACTGGTACGGCGTGCAGGTGGTGCGCTCGAATGCGAACACGGTAGACACCACCACCGGCGTGCTGTCCGCCACCCCGGTCTATGGCTGGGAGGCGTCTGTGAACGCCTACCGGTGGTTTCGGGTCAGGGCCACTGCCCACACATCCGGCACGGCCACCTACACGCTGCTGCCCGGATGCTACGCAACCGAACCCATCCCGGCCATGCAGGTCACGGGCACGCAGCCGGTGTCCGGCACCGTCACGGCCACGGTCACGAACGGCACCGTCATTTCCACGCCGGCCACGCCAACCGCCCTCAACATCAGCAGCCTGGCCACCACCAACGCCTCGGTCGTCAAGGCCTCGGCCGGCACGCTGTACAACATTTCAGCCAGCAACACCGGGGCGGCGGCGGCCTTCCTCAAGCTGTTCAACTTGGCTGTGGCCCCGACCGTCGGAACTTCCGTGCCGGTGCTGACCGTCGTCATTCCGGCGGGCTCCACGATTGACCACGACCTGGGCATCCTCGGGCACCGCTTCGTCACCGGCATTGCTGTGTCCATCACCAACCTGGCCGCCGACGCCGACACCACCGCGATTGCGGCGGCACAGGTCAAGGTGCTGGCGAGCTTCATCTGATGCTGCTGCTGTTGCGTGGCACCCGTGGCGTCTATGTGGCGCCGCCCGTTCGCGGGTCACTGACCGGGCGCGCATCAGTCGGTGCAGCCCTGCGCATTTCCAGCCAGACGGCCACACGCCAAGCAGACAGTTTTTCCCTTCGCGCATCGGCCACAGCAGGCAAGCGCGCAAATCTCCAGAATTCCCAAAGGTAGCCATGGGCCTCAAAGTCATCACCCCAGCGTCAGACGTATTGACGCTGGCGCAGCTGCGCCTGCACTTGCGGCTGATCAGCGACCCGCATCCCGAGGACGCGCTGCTGCTGGCCAACCTGGCGGCCGCTGTGCAGTATTGCGAGCACTACACCGGACGCAGCATTGGCGAGCAGACGCTGGAACTTGCCCTGGACGCCTTCCCGTCCGGCCCCATCGAACTCAAGCAAGGCCCGGCCATCAGCATTGAAAGCATCAAGTACCTGGACAGCGCAGGCATCGAACAAACCCTGTCAGCCAGCGCCTACACGTTGGACGATTACGGCCTACAGCATTGGGCCATTGCTGCCGGCGAATGGCCTGACACCGGCGGCTATGCGAACGCCGTGAAGGTGCGCTACGTGGCCGGCAACCTGCCGCCTGCCGTGCAATCGGCGCTGCTGCTGACGGTAAGCGACCTGTACGAGAACCGCGACCAGGCCGAACTGTCACGCGGCGCCTGTGCGCTGCTGGACACGGTGAAGGTGTACGGATGACCGCCAGCGCCCGCCGCCACCTGTGCGAATTGCAAAGCCGGGTTGAAACTGTGGACGCCATCGGCCAGCCTTCGACCGCCTGGCTGACGGTGCGCCAGTTCTGGGGCGATGTTCGCTACCTGAGCGGCCTGAGCGCTATCAAAAGCGGCGCCGACACCAGCATAGCCAAGGTGTCCATAAGGGCGCTGCATGGCGCGTTTGATGCCGGCCAGCGGGTTGTTTCCGATGGCGTGGTGTTTGAGGTTCAGGCGGTGCTGCCCGACGGCAAGCGCAAGGAATTGGACCTCGTTTGCATGGTGACCAACGCATGAAATTCACCTTTGACACCGCCCGCCTGGCCGAAGCCCTCGATGCGACGAAAGACAAGCTGCGCGAAGCGGCCCGGCCCGCCGCGCAAGCCGGCGCGCAGGTCATCTATGACGCGGCCCGCATCAATGCGCCCACGTCGAACGAGTCGCATTTTTTCTACATTCGCGGCAAAAAGTACGGCCCGTTCGCCCCCGGCACGCTGCGCGATTCGATTTACCAGGTGCATTCCAAGAGCGAAAGCACTGACGCGAAGGCCGTCTATCAGGTGTCGTGGAACTACAAAAAGGCGCCCTACGCCTTCATGGTCGAGTTGGGCACCAGCCGCAGCCCGGCGCATTCCTTCCTGGGCAAGGCCCTGCGCGAGAAAAAGACCGCCGCCTTGCAGGCCATCAAAGACACCTACGTCGCAGAGGTCGGCAAGCCATGAGTTTTGAAAGCCAACTGTTCAGCGTCCTGCAAGCCGCCTGCCCGCGTGTGTTCCCGGACGTGGCCCCGCTGGGCACGGCCACGCCCTATGTGACGTGGCAGGCCCTGGGCGGCGAGAACCTGCGCTTTGTGGACAACACCGCGCCCGACAAGCGCAATGTGTTGCTTCAGGTCAACGCCTGGAGCAAGACCCGCGCCGAGGCCACCGCCCTGATTCGCCAGATCGAGGATGCGCTGTGCGCGTCCGCGCTGTTCACCGCCATCCCGGAAGGGGAGGCGCTTTCCTTGTTTGAAGACCCGCTGCGCGGCTGCGTGCAGCGATTCAGCATTTACGCCAGCCGATAAACCGATTCACCCCACACAGCCGCCCTGAGCAATCACGGCGGCTTTTTCGTTTCCCCGCCCGATTGGGCAACCACCCGACCGCAGCAATGCGGTTTTTTCTTGTCCACTTGAAAGGCCCACCATGGCTGTATCCCTCCCCAACGGCATCGTTCTTGCCATCGCCACGGCTTACGCCGCCAACCTGACCGTCACCGCCGCATCCAATGCGGCCGAAGCGGTGCTGACCGTCACCAATACCCTGGTGGCCGGCGATTACGTCGCCTTCACCAGCGGCTGGTCGCGTGCCAACAACCGCGTGTTCCGCGTCAAGTCGCCATCGGGCACCACCGTCGTGCTTGAAGGCCTGGACACGACCAGCACCACGCTCTACCCGGCCGCCAGCGGTACCGGCACCATCGCCAAGATCAACACTTGGACGCAGATCACGCAGATCATGGGCTGCACCAGCTCCGGCGGCGAGCCGCAGTACCAGACCTACTCCTTCCTGGAGCAGGACTTCGATTCGCAAATCCCAACGACCACCAGCGCGCAATCGCTGGCGCTGGAAATTGCGGACGATCCGACTCTGGCCGGTTACATCGCGCTCAAGTCCGTGGCGCAGACCCGCGCCACGACCGCCCTGCGCGCCACGCTGCCCGCTGGCGGCTTCATTCTCTACAACGGCATCTTTGCCTTTGACGAGACCCCATCGCTCACCAAGGGCAACCTGATGAGCGTCAAGGCTGGTGTTGCACTGCAAGGCCGCCCCGTCCGCTACGCCTCTTAAGGTGCAGCCCTCCGCGTGAGGGCTTTTTTGTTTCCGGCCATCCGGCCACCCCGGCACCGACCCGGCTCAGTTCTCCTTTTGCGGGGAGGCTGGGCTGGGCACGGGCATTTTTATTTCCCCGCAAAACGAAAGATTCACCATGGCCAAGATCACCCTGGGCAAGCGCCCGACCACGTTCAAGAAAACTGTTTCCTTCCCCATGCTGGACGGCACGACCGGCAGCATCGAGGTGTCCTATGTCTACCGCACCCGCAAGGAGTTCGGCATCTTCATCGATGACCTGATGGCAGCCGCCGGCGAAACCAAAAAGCCCGACGACGAGAAATTCAGCATGGCCGATTTGATGGAAAAGACCGCCGGCAGCAATGCCGACTACATCCTGAAGGTGGTCAAGGGATGGAACCTGGACGAAGATTTGAGCCACGACAGCGTGCAGCAACTGGCCGACGAACTGCCGGCCGCCGTGAACGCCATCATGGAAACCTACCGCGTGGCCATCACCGAAGGCCGCCTCGCAAACTGAAAGAGGCCGCACAAGCCATCTACGGCAAGCAGGTTGACGAGGCGGAGATGCTGGCCGCCGGCCTGCTGCCTGCCGACTTTGCCGAGGCCGTGGAGGTGTGGCCTGAGAACCAAGCGGCTTATTTCCTGTTTTGCGATATGCAGACGCAGTGGTATGTCGGCGCGGCCGGCGCCACCGGGTTGAATTACCTGGTGCTGCTGGCGCTCATGGACCGCATGAAGCTGTCCACCGACGACCATGATGATCTGTTTGAGGATGTGCAGACGCTGGAGCGCGCCGCGCTGACCGCCATGAACGCAAAGGACTGAGAACCCGCTACCATCGAAGCTCAACAATAAGGAGTGGGTATGCGGGCATTGGTTTTGATTGGCGCGTTCATCGGCGCACTGTGTTTGCTGGGGTCGTTTTTCCTCAATAGCGCGCCGCAGCAAGCCGCGATGGCGGCGACGGCCTGCGCCTTTGCCATCATCCCGTATGTGGCGTTTCGCGTGTCCCAACTGGAGGACGCCGCATTGCAGAGAAAAGTGTTTTTTGAGCATGTGCGCAAGCGGCTGGAAGAGCTGCTTGACGCCAAACAGTAAGCCTCCCCCCATTCATCGAACCCGCCAAGTGCGGGTTTTTTCATTTCGGCCCACGCTAACCCGTGGGCTTTTTTCGTTGAAGGCTCCAATGTCAGATTTAAAGTTACAGGGCGAGCTTTCAATGGACACGTCAAAGGGCGAAGCCGCCGTTGACAAGTTCGGAAAATCTGCCAACAGGATGGCGCGTGAAGTCTCGGACGCCGCCAAAAAAGCGGGCGATTCGGTCGGCGGCATCGGCGAGAAGATGGACTTCTCGGCCGAGAAGATCACGCGGCAAGAGCGCAGCATCACCGCATCCATCAAGCGCACCACAACCCAATTTGAGCAGCTGGGTAAAACGGCTTCGCAAAAGCTGGAACTGAAAATAGCCACCCAAGGGCTTGATCCCGCCAAGTTTGAGCCGGCCTTGCAAAAGTTGCGCGAATTGGAAGCGCAGGCTAAGCGGGTTGCCGATGCCAATGATGGCATGGGCAGCAGCTTTAAAGGTGCAGCGGCCAAAGCCAGCGGAATGTCTGACATTTTCCACTCCATTACCACGGGCGGTATTGGTGCATTTTTGGGCGGCGTGGTGGTGAAGTCGGCTTATGACGCGGCCAAAGCACTTTACGCAGCCAGCGCGGCCGGCGAGAACCTGAAAACCATGCTGAACTTCGCCACGGGCGGGAACGGCGCGAAAGAGATTGATTTCCTGCGCGGCGTGACCGACAAGCTGGGCCTGTCGTTCGCCAGCACCGCCACCGCTTATGGACAGTTCGCAGCAGCCGCCAAGGGCACGGCACTGGAAGGCGAGAAGGCGCGGGCCATTTTCGAATCGGTATCTAAAGCTGCCGCCGTGATGGGCCTGTCCACCGAACAATCCAGCGGCGCGCTGCTGGCCTTGCAGCAGATGATTTCCAAGGGCACGGTCCAGGCCGAAGAACTGCGCGGCCAATTGGGCGAACGCCTGCCGGGCGCTTTCCAGATCGCCGCAAAAGCCATGGGCGTGACCACGGCAGAGCTTGGCAAGATGCTCGAGGCCGGCCAAGTCGTTGCCGACGACTTCTTGCCCAAGTTCGCCAAGGCGCTAGAGGAAAACCTGGGCGGCGCTGCCGAGAAGGCCGCCGACCGCCTTGACGCGGCCGTCAACCGCTTTGACAACGCCTTTGAACGGCTCAAGCAGACGGCTGGCGACAGCGGCGCCAGCAAGGCCATGTCAAACGAGTTGATCGCCTTGTCCCGCGACCTGACCGCCATCACCGACACCATGGAAAAGGTGAAGGCATCGGGCGGCGGAATGTGGTCGGAGTTGGGGTCGGGCGCTGGCGTGGCAGTGGCGCGCACCGGCTTTTCGACCTTGAACCTCGTGGCGAACACCTTGAACGGGACGATCAATGCCTTGACGGGCAGCGCCTTTGGCCTTCGCACCGACTTGGCGCTGTTGCCCGAGGTGTTCAGGACGGGCGGGCAGCAAGCCGCCGCCATGGGCGAAAACCTCAAGCGGGCCGAGGCTGATTACGCGGCACTCAAGGCGCAGACCGACAAGCGCGGCACCAACATTTATATCCAAAGCGAAATGGCGGTGCTGTCGCAGTACATCGCCAAGCTGAGGGAAGCGCAGGGCGCCAAAGCCGACCTGACCGGCGTCAACCCGCGCGACATCCCCGTTACTCAGACGCGGGGTGCATCCTTTGCCCGCTTCGAAGCAGAGCAAGCCGAGGCGCAAAAAGCGCTCAATGCCGAGCGGCAAAAAGGCTCGGGCGTCAACAAAGAATACATCGCCAGCGTCAAGGCGTATCAGGACGCACTCAAGACCGGGCTGATTACCGAAAAAGAGGCCATCAGCGCCATTGGGCTGCTGACCAAGAAGCGCGACGAGGGAACCGATGCTGGCAAAGATGCTGCCAAAGCCGCGACTGCTGGCGCGTCTGCCGCCAAGTCCGAGCAAACCGCCTACGCCGGTCTGATCGCATCTATCAAGGAAAAGATCGATGCCGACAAGGCCGCGCTGCTGAACTCGACAGCGCAGACCGAAAGCCAGAAGATTCGCATCAAGCTCGACCAGGAGCTGGCCAGCGGAAAACTTAAGCTGTCAGCCGCGCATCAGACCGAAGCGCGGGCAGCGATTGACAGCCTGGCCGCGCTGGAAAAGCAGATCACGGCCACCAAACGGATGCAGGCAGAGTCCGTCGCCTACCTGCAAACGCAGGACGAGATGAACGCCGCCTACGTGGCTGAAAGCAAGGCCCGTGAGCAGGGCCGCCAGGCGGTCAACGACTACGCCAAGGGCATCAGCGACAGCAATGAAGCGCTGGCGTTTGAATATTCGCTCATGGGCCAATCTGCACAAGCCCGCGAAATCGCCTTGGAGCAGTACCGCATTGAGCTGGATCTGAAAAAGCAGATTGCGGCTGTTGATGCAAACGGCGGCTTTGATGAAGCGCAGCGCGAAGTCGAGCGCGCCCGGTTGCGGGTTGCTGCTGCCACTGCCATGCAGGCCGTTTCCGGCAAGGTGGCGCTGAACGACTGGAAAGATTCCGTCAAGCAGTACGACGACATTTTCCGCAAGGGCTTTGCCGACATGGTGAACGGCGGAAAAGGCGCATGGAAGTCGTTCACGCAATCGCTGGTGACTACGTTCAAAACGTCCGTGGCCGACCAGATTTACAAAATGTTTGCGCAGCCGTTTGTCATGAAGATCGTGGCGAGCGTGCTGGGCATCGGGGGCAGCGCGGCGGCTGGCGCGGCCAATGCAGCCACCGGCGGCAGCGACCTGCTGGGCATGGCCGGCAACGCCAAAAGCCTGATGGGCATGAACACCGGCTGGTTCACCGACTTCGGCGCGACCGCCGTGGGCAGCCTGTCAAGCACCGGCGCGAACCTGTTCAGCAAGGGGTTTGAAACGGCCGGCAATGCCATGATGGACACGGCCAACTCGCTGGCGGAATACTCGGACGTGATTTCCGGCGCGGGCGATGTGCTGGGCTATGCCGGGGCGCTGTACAACCTGTCGCAGGGCAACTACGGCGCGGCCGTGGGCGGGGCCATCGGCACGGCCGTGGCCGGCCCGATTGGCGGGGCCATTGGCTCGGCACTCGGCGGCCTGCTCGACAACAAGGGCAAGCCGACCGGCAGCATGGGCGAGTCGCAAATTTACTTCAACGCGGCCGGCGCGCAGACCGGCCAGCGCGACGTGTCCGGGATGAATTACAACAACCCCGGCGCCAACGCCAGCGCGGATGCGTTTGTCCAAGGGATGCAGGCCAGCTTTGCGCAGATCGCCAAATCGCTTGGCGCGACCATGGCGGCCTCGGGCTTTTCCTACGGCGGCAACACCGGCAAGGGCGGCGAGTCGCCCAACTTCGCCATTGGCAGCTTTTCCGGCGACAAGTCGTTCTACAGCGGCGAACAAAAAGTCAGCGATGCCGCCGTTCAGGAAGCCGCCGCCCGCGCCGTGTTCGCGGCGCTGCAAGGCTCCGAGCTACCCAAGTACCTGCAAGGTGCCTTCGACGGCATGACCGCCGGCAGCATGACGCAGGAGCAGATCGCCAGCGTGCTGACCGCCGCGCAAGGGCTCAAGGCCTTCCACGACCAGCTGCAAGCCCTGCCGTTTGAGTCGATGAAAGACCTGAGCTTTTCCGCCACGCAAGCCATGATCGGCCTGGCCGGCGGGCTGGAAAACCTCAAGGGCGCGCTCTCGGGCTACTACGAGAATTTCTACACACAGGAAGAAAAGAAGCTGGCCGCGCAGAAAAGCATCGCCGCCGCCCTGAACAGCGTGGGCTTTGACTTTGACGCCAGCGAGATCGCCGCCATGAGCCGCGAGCAGTACCGCGCCCTCTATGAAGAATTCGTCGGCAAGACCGGGCCGGACAGCATCATTTCGATGGCGCTGCTGAACGTCAGCGCGTCCTTTGCCGCCATCACGCCCGCAGCCGACGCCACCGTGACCGCCATTGACGGCGTGGTGACCAGTCTCAGCGACGCCATGAAGCGCCTGATGGACGACACCGCCGGCCTGCAAGTCGATCTGCTGCGCGCCCAGGGCAACACCGCCGGCGCCGATGCCGCGCAGTACGCCATCGACACGACCGGCCTGAACGCGGCCGAGGTGGCGGTGTTTGACTACAACGCCGCGCTGCGCAGCCAGATCACCGCCCTGACGGACGCCAGCGCCGCCGCGCAGGCCGTCGGCAGCGAGCGCGCCGGGTTGCAGCAGCAGCTTGACCAGATGACCCTGACCGGCACCGAACTGCAAGCGCAGCAGCGCGCCGGGCTGGACGCCTCCAACCGCGCCCTGTTTGATGCGATTGTGGCGGTCAAAGACAAGGCCGCCGCCGATGCCGCCGGGGCGGAAGCCACCCGCGCCCAGCAGGCCGCCATCGAGCAGACCACGCAGGCCGCCGTGCAGGCGTTTGCCGCCCTGGCTGCCGCGCAGCAGGGGTTTGCCAATGCGCAAGCCGCGCTGGCCAGCTACGGTGCCAACCTGGCAAGCCAGATCGACGGCCTTCGCCAGCAGGCCGCCGCCAACCTGGCGCAAGCCGCCGCCAGTGTCGGCCCGGCCATCGACGGCTTGAGGGC